CGTTTAATCCCGAATTAATAATATCTATAGCGTTTTGTTGACTAGTCGTTCCATCATCCCAGTGATATTTGCATCCCATTAAGACAGGTAACTTAAATTTTATACGTTTTATAAATTTAATTACGGTATTAATATCTATATTTTTAGAAATGTGGGGATTGTCTAATATCCATTGATCTTGCTCAGTGGTATATTCTCTTCCTAATGTTTGTCCTACCCCCCAATCTTGTAATCTTACAGCCTCGACACTAACATCGGCTTGTTTAACATAGTATTGATAAATTTCCACACACCTGTCCCAGTAACGAGTGTCCATCATGACACGAACTGAAGTATTTGAATATTTGTTTGCTGCTCTGACTTTTTCTTTAAAATTGGTATCTTCAAAACTAGGATGAAAACTAAAACTAATTCCATTTATGTACGGACTGATCTCTTCATAGTAACGAGGACTTCTAGCACCGTTAGTGGTTACTGTGACTGTATGCCCTTTATCATGAAACAGTTTAACTAATTCAGGTAGGTGTGGACTAAGTGTAGGTTCTCCTCCGGCGATACTAATGTTTATTTTTTTATGCCTTTCCATCAGCTCATTAACAAATTTTTTGGCATTACTCCATTCATAATGATGATTTTTCCCGTCATGTAGCCCTTTAGGACAGTAACTACAGGCATTTGTACATATATTATTAATGACCCAAGTTAGTTGCATAACTTTAGGGTCTTGTGTGATAGCAATTAATTTTTTTGTCATAATATAGTTTTAATAGGACCACATCGTGTCCTATTCCATACATCATATAATGTTACTTCGATATCTGGATTTATAATATACAGTTGAGATAATATTTTTTGTTGATGAGCATGACATTGGTCATGGCCAAATATCATCTGTCCGGCATCTGTACTGAATATATTTGTTAAATTCATCCAAACTTTTTTATGTTCTTGTATAACATCTAATAAAGGGGTAGCATCCCTATATAAGTCTACTTCTAAAAATTGTACGGCTCTCTGTTTAAATTCCTGCCAGTAACTAATAAATGTATCTTTATTTACAAAATGCTTCCATATCTCCTCTAGACCATTTTGGAATCCTTTATCTTCGGAATATGCTGATTCATGATGCCCGATCCATGTAAAATGATCTCTTTCTGGAAAATTTCGTATACATAACAACAAATCAGTGTCTCTCCATTCATGTAGATGTTTATACCATCTAAGAGCTATTGGATTAAAATCGTATATCAATATTTTTGCGTCAGAGGATAATCTTTGGGGGAATTTAAATAAATCAAACAATTTAAAACCACTAGCGGTGTTTATAACTAGATCGTACACTCCGTTATTATAAATTTTCATAGTTTCGGAATTGAATAACCAAATTTGACTGCGAACGCATAACCCATCATTAATCCATTTATCTTGATTCCAGTTTTGTTCTGGGAATGGAGTTAAGGTTTCTATACTGTCTAAAAATCGAGATGTATTATCTTCGGGATAGATATAGAATTTACTGAGACGAATATTTTCTGTTAAAGTAATAATAGGCCAGCCTCCGTTCATAAAGGCAGATGCTAACTTCCATCCCTGTCCGGCTCCCAATTGTTCAATTACCGCTCCAGTAGGCCTAATCCATAGGGGAGTATAGTCATGGTGGAAGTTTTCTGTACTGCGCTCTATCACAGGTAACATCTTAGGAGATCTTTCCCAATTTCCATATTCGGGCATACCTACTTCGACCCAGGCTTTTACATTGATAATAAAAAATTGATGATGTAGTTCTAGCCATTGCCCTGGTTTGCAAAGTGGATGACCGGCAAACCCAAATTTATTTCCGGAAATAAATTGCTCAATCTCATTGATAAAATTAAAATTGCGTAGCTGACAACCAGCAGCAAGGACAACACAGTACTCATAGTCTTCAATAGACGCTTGATTTAATATTTCATGTATTTGATCTTGGCATATGATTCTTAAGGGAGCCTTCTGGCAGTTGCTGAGTCTTTCCAAATAGAAAAGACTGGCTCCCTTAGCCTTGAGATACATTTTAGTATTTTTGATACGATCTCGTTGATTGTAAATTCCAAAAGCAATTTTAGTCATTTTTTAAAAATCTCTTCTCGGCATATTGTTTTAATTTTTGATTACCAGATCCATGTACGATGAAATGATATCGATGCTCATTAGATTGATTCCACACAACGTGTTCGTTGCCAATATCCAGGATGAAACCTTTCCCTTGTTCAAAAGGCACACATCCCCACTTGCGAAAATAGAAATTACAGTTATCTGGATTATTGACCGCAATATTTAAAGGACCAAATATCCTTCCGTCGCCGTCAACATGCGGCATTATATAGCCGCCTGCTGCTAGTTTCATAATACGAACACGTTCATATCTTTCATAATTGAGAGATTTAATAAATTCTGTACATGTAGGAAAGATTTCGCAGGCGTCTGTCCAATGGTAATTGGCTTCTTCTAAAGTTTTGTAACCATATTGTTCGTAATTTTCTGTGGCCTCCGAATTAATTCCATGTAATGTTATAGCAGCCCACCCTTCGTGATTGTAACTAAACTGCCGATCTTTTTGTCTATGTCCCACAAACAAATGATCATTGTCAATACATTCTCGATGCATTTTTTTAAAGTTTGCTGAAAATTCTAAAGGAAACCAGGGCCAATTGGACTGATATAAATTATTTGGTATAGGTGGAGTAGCAGACCATTGATTTTGTAAACTCTCTCTTATAAAAGATTCTAGAATTTCTTTCATATTATTTCTATATCAACCGCTTCAACAATTTGAGAAAATACTTCTAAATTCCATCGCCTTCTTAGTTCGCTGTAGGGAACGAGCCAGTCTTCTAATCTAGGATGGAATTTTAAAAAAGCTTGATCAAACATTATCATTCCTAGATAGTACCGACCTAATGCTAATTGAGACATATCATCTATAGGTATTTTGGATTTTAAATCACCTGATAAATTTTTGTACCAAGCCCAAAATTTCATCTCTTCCCGTCTATGAAAAGAAACATGGTCGCTAAAATTTAACCAGGATTCTGAACAGAAGGATTCTTGAACTTTAACTTGATTATTAGCGATTAAGCGCAGATCGTTATCAGCTGCTGCGTCTTTCCAGTCTTTACCTAAAGTGTTATACCCGAGATATAATTGTCCCCAACTAAAGTCTGTATCTAAAAATAATTTATCTTCTGGATTTAACAGATCACCCCTTTCAAAAGGTTCATATTGTACCAAACAACTGAAATTTGGAAAATGACTAGGCATGGCGGCTGTTTCTATGATATGAATATACTCATTTAATTTCAACCAAGCGTTATGAAAATCTTCTCTAAAATATAAACCCGGCCATATTGAATTATTTCGAACTTCGCCGACTTTTACTGGAAATGCTTGCTGATGTCTTTCTCCATACAATTCAAATTCTTCATGGAGATGGTTTAATGTTTCACCGCCCATCTCTGAAACGTTTTTAAAAATTGGCAATTTTTTATCATAGTATTCGTTTATTTTTTCAATTATTTCATTGATAGTCCTCATTAGGTATCCTAGATCTTTTGTCGTCTTATTACTAATTTTTAATTCTAGCTTATCTTTCGTATTGCGTCTACGATTCACGATATTGATCCACCTATCTCGTAAACTGGTAGGAGCTAATTTGTAACGTAATTTCAAAAGCTCACCATTTGCCAACTTAAAATGAAATATAGCATATTGTTGATTCATGATGGTATTTAATGTATAATAGTGTATAGATCAAGATATATTGATTTGAAACTTTATAGATGTAAATACCAGCATGCCTAAATTTAAAAAATGGATACATAAAATTAAAAAAATCTATACAAGATATCGAATAGGCTACGATCCTATTAAACCTCAAGTGAGTCCAACAGTATGCGCCGTCCCGTGGATGCATCTAAACTTTGAGCCAAACGGTAAAGTTGTGCCCTGCTGTTTAACATCTACATACAATTACTTTGCCGGAGATCTTAATACACAACCTATTGAAGAAATTTGGAATAGTACAAATATGAAGATCCTCCGCAAGGAAATGATGAGCGGAAGAGAACCGGAAATATGCCACAAGTGTTTTGATAAAGAAAAAGTAACAGGCGAAAGTGGAAGGGTACATCACAATAGAGAATTTCCTCATGTTATTAAATCTATTCCTATCATAACTTCGGATGATGGATCTGTTAAAGAGATGAATTTACGTTATTGGGATTTTCGTTTCAGTAATCTTTGTAACTTTAAATGTCGTAGCTGTGGCCCTAGATATAGTTCAGCATGGGTTCCGGATGCAAAGAAACTAGGGTGGAAAATAGAAGATGAAAAAGTTACTAGCATCGATGGTATAGAAGAAGGAACCAACTATAATTTTTTAGAAGATCAAATTGGTGTTGTTGAAAAAATTTACTTTGCTGGAGGTGAACCGTTACTCATGCCCGAGCACTGGCAGATCCTAGAACTATTAGTTAAGCATAAAAGATTTGATGTAAGATTAAGCTATAACACTAATGTATCTACATTAGCATACGGCGGAAAGAATGTAATTGATTATTGGAAGCAATGGAATTTTGGAAGACTAGAAGTTTGGCCGAGCATCGATGAGATAGGACCTAGAGCAGAGCTAATTAGATCCGGAACAGTTTGGTCAAAAGTTGAAAATAATCTGATAGAACTATCTAAACTAGATAATATTATTCTTAGACCAGGAATTACAGTAGGGGCTATGAATATATTTAGGTTACCTGAGATAATAGAATACCTAAAAGACATAGGAGTTCTAAAACAAAAACACCACTATAATAATTTCTATCTTAACCTATTAGAACAACCTAGCCATTATCATGTACATATTTTAGATGATAAATTTAGAGCAGAAACGATAATTAAATTAGAAACATGGATAACTAAGTTTAATTTAGAAAACAATACTGATATATCATCAAAATTTACACAGATGATATATGAGCTTAAGAAACCTAGGAATCTTAATGCCTTGAATAGATTTTTTCAAATAACTGATCAAATAGATGAAATCAGAAACGAAAATACTTATGAAATTATCCCAGAGCTTATACACCTAAAAGAAGGAAAAAATGACCAATAATTTTGATGCTATTATATTAACTGAAACACCTACATATCCTCATTGGACTAGGGGCTACGGAGCACATCGTATAGCTACACATTTAAGAGAACGCGGATATACTGTTTTAGTGATAGACTTTTCTGCAGCCCTAACCATAGATACTTGGGATAAAATTCTATCATTATCTATCGGACCAGACACAAAATTTGTTGGATTTAGCACAACTTGGTGGCCCTATAGAAAATATAAACAAAATGAACAATCGGTAAATTTATCTGCTAGTCTAAGAGATATGGTATCAGATCAGTATCGTCCTAAAGAAAAAACAATACCCAAGGTATTTACAGAATTTGTTGCGCTAGGGCAAGGACAAATTTGGGTAGATGTAGTTAAAAAATACAATCCAAAAACTAAGATTTTATTGGGTGGAGCAAAAATTGACTGGTACCCTGATTTTCCCGCAGACTATTTTATGTCGGGCTATGCGGAAACTGAAATTTTAGATTTCTTAGAACAACCTAGAAGAATTTGGAATAAGTTAATTAATCACGATTCTCATGCTGAAAGTAGAGACTGGGGCTGGGTTGATAGTTTTACAAGATATACAGAGTACGATCAAATACGTAGCGATGAGATATTAACATTAGAAGCAGCTCGTGGTTGCCGATTTAAATGTTTATATTGTGCTTTTCCTTTAATAGGTAAAAAAGATATAGCAAGTTACATTAAAGGAAAAGATGCTTTATATAAAGAATTACTTGAAAATTATGAACGTTGGGGCATTACAGATTATTATATAGCAGACGATACTGTAAACGATTCTACCGAAAAATTACAGTACATGGTTGAAGTAATTAAACAATTACCGTTTAAGCCCAAGTTCCGCTGTTATCTCCGATTAGATGTTCTGGCCATGAATCCAGAACAGGCTCAGTTGCTTTTAGATATGGGAATGGTTAGTTGTTTCTTTGGAATTGAGACATTTCATCCAGGTGCTGCTAGATTAATTGGAAAAGGAATGAGTCAAGAGAAACGCAAACAGGCTCTATACGATGCTGAAAAAATTTGGGGAGATAAGATCAGTGTCAACGCAGGATATATAGTTGGTTTGCCCGGAGAATCATATGCAGATGTTAGAGCATCCGCTGATTGGTTTTTGAGACCCGAATCGCCTGTTCATAGAGTATGGTATTTTCCATTAATGATTCACCCTGTAGGAACATACCCTAACCACCCAACTAGTGAATTAGATCGAACTTACGAAAAACATGGATATAGTATTCCTGATTTGGAAAAACACGAATATTGGTTTAAAAATGACGGAACTGATATACTAAGTTTTCAACGTGCATACGAAATCATTATAGAAATGAATGACGAGATGGATAAAAAACCAAAACCTGTAATAGAACAGATTGTATACGGAAAAGGTAACAGTATAACAGATCCTGTGAAAGAATACTTTCCAAATTTGATTGCGATGCTAGAAAAAAATATTAATGAAAAAAATTAATATAGTTATTCCTAATAAAACTCCGCTAGGAGTGGATGTTTCAAGTATTGGTATATGGATAAGCGGCGGGGCTGATAGCGCAGTACTTTGTTATTTACTAGCAGAAAAAATTAAAAATGAAAATATACCGGTAACAATACAACCTATTACAGTTGATTACAAAAGACCATTTGCTTTTATTGCGTTAGAAGTTATAGGTAAGATAAAGAAATTGTTGGATGTTAACGATATTTTTAAAGAACATATTTTTTATCATCCACCCGATGGTTATACGTGGACTCCTAACGAACTAGAAGACCAATTTCATATTAGAAATTATGAAAATTTTAAGCATAGCAAATTTCAAATTCTATATTCTGGAATCACAACTAATCCGCCTAGGGAAGAACAGGAAAACTTTAATTACAAGGTATTAGAAGATGTAGAATTAAAACGTAGTGAACATGTTAAAAAAGAAACTTATCGCTACTTTACAAAAGACGATAGAGAATTTATAGAGTATAAGCCTTTCTTTGAAATTAATAAAAAAGATATAGCAGAACTTTATAAAGGAAAAAACATTTTGGAATCATTATTTCCTCTAACAAGAAGCTGCGAAGATCCCAAAACAGTTAGAGGGCATTGCCGTAAGTGTTGGTGGTGCGATGAAAGACAATGGGCATTTGGAAGATTAGAATGAATTTTATAGAAAAAATAAACATCTCAGTAGATTTGGAGCAAGCGCAAAAAGATTTAAATGAACTTTTAGAATACCATCCTTGGCCTCCTGAAGACTTTGTTAGAAAATCATCGGGAAATCAAATAGGTGTTAGTTTTCGCCCCGATGCGGCAAACCCGTGGCTCGATGCCGACGGCAGTTTAATTGATAAACAGACAGGTGAAATTTTAGGAAAAGAATCCGACTTTACTGAAATAAACCCATTTCTACCATCCTACACACGGACAATTTTAAATCAATTATCAAAACAGCAAGATACAAGATTTGGTCGTATTAGATATATGCGATTGATGCCCAAGACCGGATTAACCATCCATAGTGATACGGAAAGGAGATATCATCTCGCACTTGAAACTAATCCGTTTGCTTTGTTAGGAGAATATACAGGGGGAGGAGCTATGGCTGCTAGCTGTTATCATATTCCTGCCGATGGACATTTCTATTACATTAATACTGTTAAACCCCATTTTGTTTATAACGGTGGCTGGGAACCTAGGATACATCTAGTTATTAGCGAAGTGTTAACCTGACGTCATGAATGGGGACAATGCTTCCCCCCATTCATTGGCATCAAAATCTAACACAAACAAACAACGTTCTTGATCTGTGTTGTTATATCCATAATGGTTTTTTGTTACATCAAACGCAAAAAGTTCTCCTTCTTTCCAATGATGTATTTTCTCGTCCACCCAAAATCCAGTATCACCTTCTGGAACGATGATAGGTAAATGTAGGATTATTTTTGGTCCCCAATCAATATGATTATGTTCGGGTGTCTTGCTATGCGGATCTAATACAAGAAATCCACTAGCACGATGAGTTGGTCCGTAACGAATTAATTCTGTAGTAACGGGCATTTTACGCTGTGTAAAAGGCCAAGGTTTATAATCCCACCAAAGAGCTATTCCTTTCCAATTTGGAACTACTGACCCGGTGTCCCAATCGGGCAAGGGCTGAGCTCGACGTTTAACATCTTGATATTCTGAGTAGATGGTATCTTTATTCTCGACTAAATTCTTTAGGAATTTTTTTTGTTCTGTTAGTGTCATGATATAATATTTATTTACTGCGTAGATAACAAAAATAAATATTGTTATGAATACTATTTCTCTAGAAAATCCTGATGATTTTTATCATAAAATTTATCATGAGTCATGTTCCGAGTTTGAGGAAGTTCGTAACCTATGCCTAAGCGAGGATGGTTGGTTAAAGGAAATATACACCCCTAAAAATCTTATTTTAGAAAATCATATTGGTTATTCTGTGATCTTTACAAAAAAAGATCATGAGCCAGTGGGCATGGCAGGTTTGTTCAATGATGGCCGATATCCTGCGAATGTTGCTCGTCAATTACATAGAGAGTATCTTTTTCCAAAATTTAGACAAAGTAGTTTATCAGGACTTACCGGTGCTTTCAAATTATATTATATACATGTGGTTATTCCTTTAAATACAATTAAGAATTTTGACCTTCAATTCGTTGCAGTCCAAAATAGATATAAGAAAAAAACTAAAGGCTACTGGAAAGTTTTTAGTACAGCGGCATGTAACGGAATGCCTGGCTGGAAATTAGGAAATGGATATATACAAACATGTAATGCTGATGTACAAAAGTGCTGGCAGAATTATATCTATTATGAATCTAGTTCTGAGCTGTGGGAAAATTGGAATAAGAAAATAATAGACCAAGAACATTGGGATAACCTAATCCCAGGAGATTAATATGAATTTATCATGGAATACACGAATCAAACTATTACAGGGATTTTGTTTCTTTGGAGGCCCCTTAGTTCTTATGTTCAATTGGAATTTTGAATATTTGTTACTATCAATTTTAGCTTCTTGGGTTATTATGCATGTCGGTGTTAGCCTTGGAATGCATAGGGCGTTCAGTCATCGTTCTTGGGAACCTAGAAATAAATTTATTCTTATAATTTTACATTTCCTTGGAGTTATTAATATAGTAGGATCTAGTATAACGTGGACAGGTACACATAGGCTTCATCACAGATACTCAGATACAGAAAAGGATCCACATCGTGTAAGCGGACAAAGTCTTTGGACTATTATTAAAACGTGGTTTAATTATTGGCCTCCGCATCAGGTAAGCCCTAGAGTAGTTAAGGATCTAACAAAGGATCCCTATCATAAATTCTTTCACAGACATTATTTTAAAATTATAATTGCTTACATGGTTTTACTATTAATGATTGATATCAATTTGTTTATGTATGGATTTATGGTCACAACTATGATTAGTCTACACACGATTTCTTGGATTACAGTTGGGGCACATTTAATTGGTCATACTGATACAGATCTTAAAAATGATTCTGCAAAAAGCACTTGGGTTATGGGGATTTATATGTGGGGTGAAGGATGGCATAACAACCACCATTCCAACCCCTGGGCATATAATTTTGGTTGGTATTGGTGGCAACTTGATTTAGGTAAATGGGCCATACAACTGTTAGGTAAGCCAGACTCACTGAAATACTATAAATGATATTAAAACCGTCAAACACGATATACAATATAGAAGATCATTTCCCTGCATTAACTTGGGGAAAAGTAGGAGTAGCAGTAAGCGGAGGACTAGAATCTACATTGATTGCTCGTATGGCTATTGACTATTATGGATCTGATAATGTTGTATTACTTTATTCGGATAACATGTTTACGCAGAGTAAAGAAGATGGTAATATAAATGTTAAAATCAATGTTGAGAATGCCGCAGATCTACTTGATAAACCAGTATACTATTTTGAAGTAGATACAGATCTACATTTTTCTAATATGGAAGAGTCTGTTAGAGAGATTAGCAATAACATAGCACAAGAATATAATGTAGAATTTATGCTATGGGGATTCACTAAGTTATTTTTTGATGTTGCTGAGTTTAAAGAAGATACGTTAGCAACATACGAATCTATAACTGATGCCTGTTATAAAGATACATTGAAATATAAAAGCATCATAGAAGAATTCCATCTACCCACAGGAACATTTTTAGAATATGTAAAAGATTTAGACATACCCGGAATGGTATATAAGATGCTGCGATCCCCGATTGGCCAGGAGAAACTTAAACGTCCGTTTGATACTTTAAATAAAAGTGAAGTTGTTGATCTTTATAGACAGCTAGGTTGTCTTGATTTAGCACAACAAACACATTCTTGTGTAACAGATACTATTAGAAATGATCATACACATTGTGGTATTTGTTTTAATTGTCAACAAAGATTTGACGCCTTTGCCAAATTAGGAGTAGAAGACAATACTAGGTATGCTAATGATACTGTTAAAAATGCTTGGAATCTATTACAACAGAAACTAAAGAAACCGCACTAGGTATTAGACTAAGAAATAATTGGAAACTGTTATCTCCAGTAGCATACGCATCATGTACTAAGCTGGTATCAATTAAATATATTCTTCCCGGCTCAAAACTGGCTGATTCTAATTCTCCTGTTACTTTGTTGTAAAATCTAATAATAATATTATCGTCCATACTGGCCCATAGTCTAATCCAAGGACTAGGAACAATGGTATCAATATGTGGTAGAAATTTTGCTTCACGATTCCATTTAAGGATGTTGCTTCTACACCAATAACCTTTAAAGATGTCTAATGACGACAACGAAGGCAATGACATTAGATCTGTAGGTTTACGACAATCAGTTTCTATTAATGGCATATCTGGATTGTCTTTATTCCATGCCATTAGTGATCCATTAATTGGGTCGTCTTTTAAAAATGAACCATCTTGGTTAACTAATGAAGCACCGTATCTTGAAAGATGTGTATGATCTTTGCCCCACCGCTCAAAAACTGAATCCCATTTTTTTATTTCTTTTTTAAACTGTATAGGATCTATACTTATAGTTGTAGCAGTTAATGGATAGGGGTGTAACAGTCTATAATCATATTCTGTTACAAACTCTTTGAATAGCTTATTCGCTCCTGAGTTTTTGAATACCTCTATAGTTTCATTAATAATTTTCTCAGCATCTACTTTCATATTAATCTTTATACAAAATAGAAGTATCTACAGTATTGCCTATTATTTTAAAATAATCATCTTTGTTCTTGCTTTTTGGAGTACATAATCCACACCCACATATGTTATTAGGGCATACTATAGTTGGCATTGAATTATTGAGCAGTTGATGCTTTAAATTTTCTATAATATCAGTACCTTTACTAATTTTTCCAATCGGACCTCGAGTTCCGTCAAATCTTGCTTGACAAGTTTGATGATGATATACACTGTCTGTTTGTTGTTCAATATGTAGGAAATACCAATTAACTGAACAATGCCAATTTTGAAAGTTTCGATAATTTATAAATTTAACTTCACTAACTCCGGATTCTCCGCAAGTTTTGAAAGATCTCCCTCCACAGCACGGCCTTCCGGTTAAAGTTTTATTCGCATCTTGTCCCCAATAGTTTTGAAACCAATCTATTTGTTCTTGTGTGTACCTGTGAGCAAATTTTGAATTTGGTTCTTCTCCTATTGCTCTAGGAATATAGCTTATATTTCTAGATTTGAGTTGTTCCATTACTGCTTTACATTCATCAAAATTTATAGCATGTAACATAACATTTACCTTCAGGTCCATGCCGCCGTCAAACAGTTGATATATTCTTTCTAATGATTGTTCTTTGGTCTTAAGTTTTTCTTCAGTATGGTAACTCACAGTAACATGATTGAATATTTCTAAAACGCCATTGGCTATTTTTTTACTCATTGCTCCGTTAGTGGTTAGATCTAAAATTAATTTAAATTGATTAGAATACTTCTGCTGATAAAGATCCTTAACGTATCTTGAAAAATTAATAAACTCTGGATTTACAGTGGGCTCGCCCCCCGTAAAACTAATTGAAACCGTTTTATGTTTCTTATGTTTGATTATTAAAGAAATATATTCAAACACAAATTCAGCTCCTGCTTTTAATTCTTCTAATGATGCGTGTTCACTTGTGTTGTCATGCCTATGTGGGGGGCAGTAACTACAATCGTAATTACATCGGCGACCTAAGTCCCAGGAAACTAGGAAAGGCATTTCATTTGAAATGTCAATAGTATGGAATTTAGTCATTTATAATACGTTTTACAAATTGATCATTTGGTTTAGAAGTGTTGGTCTTACCGCACACTCTAAAACAGGTAATCAACTTCTTTGAAGTCCAATATTTGTCCCAAACTGTTTGCCATCCATGTCTAGACATTATGTGTTCGATGGAATTATTGATAGCATTAAGATTATCTATCCCTCCTAAAGATACAATAAGTTGTTGATATTGTATTTGTATATCTCCTAGTATGCCTCTTATAATTTCTTTTGTTTCGGTTTCTGGAGGAGTATTAGGTGTATAATGATAGGGAGTGCTTGCTAGAAAACAACACGGAAATACATTCTTATGGGCATCTATATAAATTTCTTTGTTTTTAAGAGCGACACAGCTGATATCAGATTCTTCCATTATTGATCGATACTCTTTGATCATTTTATAATCCATGAAAACAACCTTGTTATCTGTAGGAGGCTCAAGATAATAATCGACTTCTCCTTTTTCATTTAACACACTATATTTGTTTTCACCGATAAATCTTGTAGTATTTTTTACAGTAAATCTATTGAATCCTAATGACTTACTTAACTCTTCTACTTCTTGCTCTTGATGTTGGTTATGCTTGAATTTGATAAAAACCCATTCTGCCAAACCGCCTTCTTCTATAAATGCTTGAGCGTTCTTTATAACAATGTTATAGTTTACTCCTATACGATATATGTGGTTAGTATCTTCTAATCCATCGATTCCAAAGTATACCATATGATTCTTTGGAAGGGCATGATATAGTTCTTTCCACCATTTGGTACTTCTCGCTCCGCCATTTGTGTGTAATCGAATACTAATTTCCGGATTGCCATCCTTTACATATTGACACATTTTAATTAAATTGTCATTCATAATAGGATCTCCAAAGTTTCCACATATGATTATTGAATCTAATTGCTTTAACAATTCAACATTGAATATTTCTACAAATTCTTCAAAGGTCCAATCGGCAATCTTTAAATTTGTATTTTCAACTCCTCCGTGAAATTTACGGGGACACATAGGACACGATGCCTGACACCTAGTGCTTATTTCAATATGCACATTTCTCAATTCATTAAATTTAAACATTTTTTCCTATAATCATAAACCTTTTATAGAGAGGCAACTCTAGTTCCCCTGCCCACAATACTTTACCAACACTGGATTGTTGTTTAAACTCTTCTAGGTCTGTGGCTATACGTATATGCTCGGATATTTTATAGTTATTGCTTTGTAAAACTAATAATGTATCGTGTGATATACTTCTTAACCATATATTATACTGGTCTTGCGTGATATGCTCACAACTGGTATTAATAACAACATCAGCGTTAGTAGTAATACTACACATGTCTGCTGTAACAGCAGTAAACCTTCCTACCATTTCTTCTGGTTTGTTCATCGTTGTAGCAATAGACCGGCATTTGGGATCAATATCAACACTCCTAATACTTGATACCGGAATCTCGCTTTGAAATAGCATACTTGCTAGCACCCCGTTCCATCCACCGTGAATGTCAATCGTGACAAACTTTACAACATGTTTACGCAGTTCATTACATAACCACTCTTTACTAGACATCTGCCCTCGCCAGAAGCAATCAAGTGTACGCATCGGATCCGGACTTTCTCTCACAGCCTGCATCCAATAATGGAAATGATTCAGATCTATGTTCATAATGGTTCAAAGCTCGCATATAAACTGTAACGTATTTTATCTTTTGGTACGGGAGAGACACTATGATATATAGTTTGTCCGTGATGTATAAAATAACCTGAGTTTCCGGTGTAACATAATTCTATTGTAGGTTTACGATGTAGTACACTCTGATGAAATCGCGTACCCATTCCCTCAATCGTTTCTCCGTCATTGAGGTATATCTGTATATGATTACGCCATTTAGAAAAGATACCTTTATCAGTGTGTTGTTTGTAAGTTAATCCTTCAGTGTCCTTCCATAGTGTACAGAATATTAAACGTTGAGGAGCTCCCGCCCATTTCTCGGCATGCTCTAAGGTATTTTGTTCTATGTAAGAATTAATTATTTTATCATTTGATCCGTATACTTGCCTATGAGGTTGTATACTATCTTGCCATTTGACTGTTTTAATTAAACTTAAGAGCCTAGAATAGATATGATCAGGAAAGTAATTATTTAATAATACCACCTTCCTATTAAATGAAAGATTATAAAAAGTGGTATTCATAGTAAATTTTTTAATTCTGGAAATATAGTTTTAGCATTTGTATTTCTGATGTTATCTAAGTTAGCAACATACTCTTGAAAGTCTGGAAGTAAATGACTGTGGTCCTCTGCTTGAACAAACTTTAAGATACTAGCCCAACGATTCCATCCATTGGGATTGATCTTCCAGAAGCTATCATCTTGCGTATAATTGTCCCATAACCATTGTTTAAACTCTACTAAATCCTTGGCTAACTTTTCTTTCTCTTCTTTTGGTAATATCCTAGCACTTAAGAATGTAGGTATATACAACATGTGCATGTTTATGATCCCACCGCCGACTTCGTGACCGGCAAATTTAAATCTATTGATTTTTTTATAGTTCTTACCTATCTTCCATTTCGCAAAATCGATAATGTGTTTGACGTTAAAGATTTGCACAGCACACGCTATACCTACTTTGATGTTGTCTGGAGTATTATCTAGTTTGTCTAATGCTGATTCAATTTCTTTCCAGTTGACGGGATATCGTATATAATGATTTCGATCAGTGACAGCATCGATACTAAAAGCAAAACGTATTTCTTTAAATTTACTCCACAGTTCTATCATCTCATCATCGATCAATACGCCGTTGCTATTATATCTAACGGTAATTTGATCGTTATAACCTCTACGTACAATTTCTTCTAAGAAGCGTCTGTGTTCTTTAATCATTAAAGGCTCACCTCCCGCAAAGTATAGTTGTTTGATGTTGGGTATTTGATCAAATATCTCTTCCCATAGTTCAGGTCTTTCGTACCATGTGTTATTAAAATCTTTTGAGTTCCAGCTGATTTGTTGAAGCACTATAGGACTTTTAGTTTTAGAAACTAGTTTGTTGTGATCCTGGGTCCATTTACTGCTGTCATGCGGGCTACACATAACGCATTTAAGATTACAAGTATGACCTAAACGCAAATCTAAATATCGGATAATAGGAGGAATAGTTCCATCTGATTCGGTCCGTTCAATTAAGTCTGTTAAATCTATACCTTGTTGTTCCCAATACATGGTTTCCCAAACACGTTTACTAGTGATGCCGTTGTTTTCTTCCTCAAAGCATTTGGCACAGCTCAACGGTATCTGTCCATTAATCATTGTTTTGCGAACGTCTTTCATATAGTCATTATTAAACGCACTCATTAACGTTTCTTTACCAAAATTAGCAGGATCGCCGTTTTCTTTTTTAACAAGCCCGGCATCAAGTATGCCCTTTGTTGCTTGACTGGCATTAGACCCGCAGCACAATCGAGCATCACCATTCGGCCGTGTTGCTACATGTATCCATGGTAGAACACAAAGCGTAGATGACTTATTATGATTAATCTCGTTGATCATCTTTATTTTTCCTTAGGTATCTTGCTGTCGGCCGAACTGATACAAATGGGAGTAATACATTTCTGTGTATTACTGAATAGTTCAAAACCCTGAGTTATAGTGCCTAACGGTTCGTCATGACAGCTATAGCTACGTTTTACTTCGTTACCTCTTATTATAACACTTTGGTAGCCACTATTACAACTCCATCCTTTAAATTTATTAAATCCAAACACATTAAATCGTTCAGCTTGATCAAAATGATATTCGTTACCATCTAAATCAAATAAAGATATTTGATAGAAATTTTCACCGTTGGCCTGCTGTGGAAACCCTTCTTGCATTTTTCGTATCATATCATCGCTGTAACCTTCTACTATCGCACTGGCAGTATCATTGCTCTGCGGTTTAAGAGTTACGTTAATGCCACGTTTGTGGAAACGCTCACAACGTTCATACAATTCATAGAACTTTTCAGGAACCATCACTTGATTGATTGTTACGTGTACTAGCTCATACATCAACTGTAAACATTTTTCACTAAACTCCTGCTCCTTGGCAAACTCATCATGGAAGCTGGCGGTAATACTGCGGCGTTGTAGTAAAGAAGTATTGTTACACCATGTGTTCCACCATTTGCTTCCGGGACTTAAATTAGTAGTCATGTGGATAGTTTGGTACGAGCTTTCTTTTTCATCTAAATGTTTAATTAGCTCTAAAAGATGTTTGTAAGCAGTCGGCTCCCCGCCGCTGAAAGACCAATGGAACTGGTCAAATCTATTGGTTCGTGCTTGGCGCTTGATCTCGTCTATGGTGTTCTTGTACACTTCAAGCGGTTGATAATCTTGAATATCGCTTCGGGCGTATGGCCAACAATAACTACATTTATAATTACAAAATCTCCCCAAAATCCAACTTGTTGAAAATAGCGGACGAGTTAGCATATTTTTTTGACCAAATTGCGTTATTTTTTGCCATGGTATGTTCATAGCTTGTATTTAACTGACCATATAAAAACTTAAAAATAAACTAGACTAAATAAAGGATCATGAAACAATTTTTACTTGAAAAGATGAATACCCTGAGCAAAGAAATATTGGTCGAGTTTAACTTGTCAATAACAAGTGCTCTTCCGGTAGCGATTGAAGATTCGCCTTTGCATCAAAATATATGGGGAATTGAAGAAGAAGGATTTTGGTATATAAATAAAACCTTTGGGTATTTTTTTGAAAAAAACGGAGTCTTCCACACACTCGATACAGAGAGAAATAAAATTTTCCATGATTTGATATTAGGTTTATACGAGGCAAATGAGATAGAAAAAGTTACGAGGATATCTAAGCCTTTGGAATTTGAAGAATTAGTTCTAGAAAGCGATACAAATCCTTTTGGAATAAAAAAAGGGCAAACTTTATACTATAATAAATTTGTTACCCCAACCGGATGCTATGGAAATCCCTTCTCCCTTGATAGATTAATAGGAAAGCATCCATTTTCTCCAGAGATATTGTCTATATCTATGGAAGGCTTTAATCAATGGGGTTGGATAGTAAAAAAAATTAAAGAATTGGGATTTAATTCTGACTTTATGAGCACTGAGGGAAATAATATACTGAGAGACGAGGCCGGATTCTTCTTCTTTGTTCCTAACTCTTCTTCTGCAGTAGACAACGACAATGATTTTGATGGATTGCTTAAAAAGGGTGATAGTAGTAGATTTGATTCCTCAATGCTAGAATACATTAAAAAAATATGGACAACCCACACGAATTAAATTTTATTATGCATGTTTATTCTGGAAACGCTAAAGTAGCTCGTGTTCCTTGTAATTTCCTCATGCCAGGTGCGATAGAAAAAATAATTGAAAATTTTCAATCAGACGATAATGCAAACTGGTTTTACACCTCTTTTGAAATCGAATACAAGGGCGCTATTATACACAGAAAACTAATTCCGCTCGACGATGAAGACAGACAGATAGGCCTTTAATTACCTATTCTCAAATTGATTTTTGATCCAATCAAAATCATTTATCTTATTAAGTTTATCTAGATTATTGGAATTTATTAATCCGTATTCTTTTCCTCTTTGAGCACCATCAATACACCAATCCCCGTATGGTTGTTCCTTTCCTAAAGTACACCAAGCGTCGAGTCTTTCTTCAGTTTCGGAATCTACTTGATTATCGATAATTTTAGAACTTAACTTTACACACTCTCTAAAGGCTGATTTCCATGTATTGAATGGATCGGTATTAAAGCAGGTAACACTAGCAATTTCATTCACGACAAAGAAAGTTTCACTTATACTGGTACTCATATCAGTGGCATTCACATTCATTATCGATGTTTGAATCCTGGGTAATAATTTCAAACCACCATATCCGTACACTAGGTCGTTAACAGGATTGCGAGCACGATAGACATAAACGGCATCATCCCATAGCTCGTAAGGAGGAGTAAATGTGAATGACTCTTCTATCTGGGTATCCCCATCTACTACCCAGAATTTTTCAGTTAGCCCAAATAATTTAGCTGCTGTTTTATGTGCTGTATGAATTCCTTTGACTCCGTGTATACGTCTAGCATAGGGAAATCGAGATACTAATGCCTTCCAATTATCATTGGCATTTGGTTCATTATAAGATATGAATATTATATCAAACACTGTTGCGCCTCATGGTCCATTCTATCTGCTGTGTAGCTTGATTATATTGATCTTGGAATAGTTCTACCACGTATCTACTAACTTGTTCGTCTAGCACCGGAACCGAGAATTCAAAATCTTTTTCTAATCTTCGCCCATAATCTATAATGGCTTCTTGTACATTGAGATTCTTAACCTCTTTCCAGATGTTATCGAGATAGGCAAAATCTCTCACATCTATGTAATCCCATTCGGTACAGTTGGTTTTCCAGCATCCATGCCTGGCACCTAATATAGCCCACTGACCATTTTCTATGTGACTACCAATACTACACCATGCTTTTAATCTATGCAGATTATGCCAAAATAATTTTGAAGGCATTGGATCCTTTGGTAGTACTCCGTCAACTAGACTCATCTTCACACCTTCTCGAAAACCTGCTCGCCATGCTTGATACGGACTGGCATTGGGATACGTAACTGAGTAACTATGTACCATAGGCCTATAACCGTCCTCCCAACAAAAATCTACCTGACCCTTAGGATCAGCCGACTCTTCGTGTGTTTTCATTCCCAATACAAAATCTTTCTTCCATACTTTTAGACTGCCGTTGCCATATCGAAGTCCGTTGATTGCATTTACCCCTGGCCAACTAAATGCTTTTGATCCTATGGGTATATCTATAACTTGGTCAAAGAATCTAGTATCAACAATATTATCGGCATCCACAGTGATAAACCAATCAGTTTCACTTAACTCCGCAGCCGCTTGATGACATTCGTTTGACCCTTTAACTCTGTGGACACGTTTGGCCCACATACATTTGTCTAATAGATCAACCCAATGTTTTTCCGCATTAGGTTCATCATAACTAATAAAGATGCAATCTAGTTCTGATATGGTTAATTTTTCAATCATATTTCCTATTTCCCCATATGCTGATTTTTTTGTTAACAGCATACTCTAATTTATATATTTTATCTATACTTAATTTCAATAGGTCAATCTCGTGTTTTGAAATTAATTTATCTGGTTCATTATAACACGTTATATACAAGTTGAACAACTTATTTTTTTCATTGATCATAGAGTCAAATTTAAATTTATATTTGTCGTCGAGATTTTCCCAGTCAAATTTAAATATTATGCTGTCATTATCGACTGTATATCTTATATCTAAGTAATCAAAAAATACTACTCTATGATGAAGATCTCTCAAGCTCTGATTAGATGTAATGTTACGGGGAAATTCTAAATTGGAACTCCTGAACTTAAATTCAGCGTATCCGTTAATTACTATTACGATATAATCTCTTAGTATTTTCTTATGTGTTAGGAAATCATACCCGTCTTTTTCTCTAGCCAAGCAGTTGCCCATTCCTTCAGGAATGACATCAAACGGACTACCGCCGATTGCCGTAGCGAAACTAGTTTCTAGATCATATAAAACATAAAAATCATGACTCATAAGCAACCTCTAGTGTTTTTAGAATATCGGGTGTAATAAAATTTTTATCAACATAGTGCAACAATTCTGTCTGTTGCCATACTCCTAGTTTTATTTGTCCTTTTGGATTTACAGACACCCTTATTTTTTCAGTCCAATCTACAAGATATTCTTTCCAACCCTGCACTAGAGGTTTCATATGGGTGATCCTGGGAAAATCCCATTCGGGATACACTGCTTGATCTTCTAATCCTAGTATACGAAGAGATAGAGCAAATGCTTCATCTGTCGGTATATTATCAAGCCCGAGACTAGGTAGGAATTTTTTTATAAATGGTTCCGGGTTATCGGTCATTAATTTAACCAATTCAAAAAATTCTTCGGTCTGCGGCGACTTTCGAAAATATGTCCACGCATTGTAAACATCGGGTAGCTCGTAATCAACGAACACTTTTCTATAGTGTCCGTAACTAAAGGATTTTCCTTGATAATTTTGAGGACTAGAAGTTATGAATAGGTCGAGGTGTTGGACTTGATTCCAATAATGATCCATCGGTTTTAAAAATAGCATATCAGAATCAAGCAAAACAGTCCTTAGATAAGGACTTAGCTCGTAAGCCCTTGACCTACAATCCATCCCCATAGGACCTGTATATTCTATGATATCGTCAAAAATTTTAATCTTATTATCAAATTTATTCTTAGTATTTGTAATAACAGTGACGTTGTTATATCCATCTGGCTGTGTTAGTTTAATTGTAAGAGCACAAGCATAGGCTAATGTTGAATAGTCTACTTCACTGCTGTCTATGGCAAATAATAGATATCCTTTATCTTTCATAATTGGCCAGCTTTAAAAGTTGATCAAGATTATCTAGTAGACTCAATTTATTCATTATGTGTACGTCCTGCTGAAAGGATTTAGCTAATATATGTTTGTCTCGAAGTTCTATTAAAAAAAGTATATCTCCGCTGTCTTTGATTTTTAATATTTCACATCTGTCATCGAAAAATATAGGAACTGGTAACTCTTTATGCCACGGATCTAGTCCATGCCCGCTCATTATATGGCAAGCGATGCTGAATACGAAATCATTCCTATATTGGCCGGGATGGAATTCGTATAGATTTGAATAATAATAATATTCTTGTTTGATAAACTCGATAAGATCAAAAAATATCTTTGTTTCCTCATTTTTGCTAAAAATGATATTCGTGGCCCATACCATATCTATACTGTATGGTCCTACTTTGTGCTCTTTAGGATTAGTCGCATCGTCTTGTAACAATAGCATCCCTGGGGTGATAAAAAAGTCATCACTGTTCCAATACTTTGAAAGACTATCACTGAATACTAAAAAATCTGTGTCGATGACCAAAGTCCTATCATACGGTGTTAACTCATATGCGGAATGCCTATTGCCATTTATAAAGTTGAATACCTTATAGTCTTTACTCTCACGATCATATAGACGTCTTTGATTAATATTATTGGGTTTTTCAATTTCTATTATATTATCAAATGGTAGAGTTTTAAATTTTGAATTAATATCGTTTATGGTTTCTTTGTCGGAAACTAGGCTAACAGGTACATCGAGATATTTTCTTACTAGAGCGGCGGCAAGTACTGCTTGAGATCCATAATCTATATTTCCGTTATGGGCAAATAAGAGGCATCCTTTCTTCATAGATCAATTAGATTTTTTACAGACCTTTTTTTCTTTAGAGACTCAAAATCAATATAATATTGTTTGGTTATAGAAAAATATCTATCAATAGATTCTTTTTGGAATTTAGCGATGTCTTCTATGATCACAGGAGTCAATTTATCATCGAGTATGGTAACAGCCCCGGTTCCTTCCTCTGGTACTATTAGGTTTAAGAAAAGAAGAAAATTTCTATCTAGAAAGAATTTACCGCCGTTGTGATAAAGTAAAAGGTCTGATTTAAGTTTTTCTTGGAGCCGCCTTTTTTCAAGGTAAGCCGTATATTTAAAATTTGAAAACTCTAAAGCTTTCTCTAATCTTTCATCCATTATAACTCCTGTGTGCTGCAGTAATTATATTAATGCACAGTAGTGGGAAAAATTTAGACTACGATAAAGCTAGTTAAACTCGCGGCCGTTGGTTGTACACCTGTGAAGGCACCGGTAGCTCTCTTTTGATATACTTTATATCCAGCTCCACTAGAAACAACATCTGCCGGACTGCCACCAAGCGGAGCATGTCCATCTTGGAATGTAACCACAAATGCTATGTAGTTGGTAAATTTTTGCGCTGAGATAGTAATAGTATTGAGGTTATATGGAGCAACCCCGTCCTGGACCTGGTACCATTGTAACGGTATGGGTCCTATCCTAGAAAACTCTGTTCTGGTAAATCTAACAGAAGTATTGACGAAAACGGTATTTAAAAGATTATACCATGCTGTGTCTTGAGCGGTGACTAAATTTGGGCCTTCTCCTCCGAAAGATATTTCCCCACCGGAGTTAAAGAAATACTGCATCTCACCAGCAGAACGAAATGTTATGTATGTGATATTCTGTATACCTCTATTTCCCAGACCTCCCCAAGAATAAGGAACCGTCCTTTCTCCTATGAATGGATCTAAAGTTAACTGAGCAGCATTCACCGCACTCCTAGTTAGTGTTAGATTGTCAATTACGGTGTTCAATAATGAAAGATTACTTACAGTGACTTTTCCACTCACAGTACCATAGCCGACAAAATTAGCATTGGTTTGGTGTTTATTGATAGCATTAACATCATCTTCGAGATTTTGCCACTGCTTTTGTGTTATAAGGATGTTAGTTCCGTAATATAGAGCTACCTGTGTTCCAGACAAAACAAGGCTTGTGGTAGAATTACTAATAGATATAGCGCCGGTTACTGTATTGATTGCGGTCACTGTAGAATTACTCACAACACCGACCGCATCGACTAATTTTCCTAACCTAGCTCCGGTTATGCTGGCTAAACTAAGACTATATGAGCCTGTTGAAATATCCGTAATAACGCTAGAAGTAGAATATTCTCTTGTGTTAACAACAGGACTCGACAAAAGAGTAGCGCCATATCCGTAGTCTGGATAGCTAGTTCCTACACCATAGGGATACCCGTCTCCTAATACAGTCCTTACTTTGACCTGGACAGCATTATAGTCTGATGAATAAATCCTTGTTCCAACTGATGCCATACTATATCCTTAGAAAGAAACTTTAGGAGTATCTAAACTTAATAGCGTCCAAGCAGCATCGCCATGTTCATTAGTGATTTCTTGATTGACTGATACTTTATATGCGTCGACGATTTGTTGACTGATGTCCAACACTAATTTTTTCATATCATCTTCTGTGTCGCAGGCTGTGTGTGACCCTGTTAATGGATTGAATACCTGATATTTTTCTGTCATTGTAATTATACTCCCGTTTGCTCTAACATATATCTCTGATTCCTTTTGTTTATTGAGCCACCATGCCCAAAGAGATTTTCCATTGTTTTCTAAAAAATCAACGGCTTCGTTGTATTCTACATTAATAATATTATGTTCAAATATATAGCGATACATATCCAGCGGAGCGTTAATCGCTAATAAAAATTCTCTGGTTAAAATCATCCTATGGCTCCAAATGTTCGGGTAGCAATAAATCCTCCTACCCACGTAACTGATTGTCCTTGCGTCGCGACTGCATAGCCTCCCGCACCTCCTGCAGATCCACCTGTTCCATTATAGGAGCCGGCTCCACCTGCTCCTCCCCACGATCCACCACCACCAGTAGCTATTGATCCCGGACTACCTGCCGTAGAACTACCATTACCGCCAGCTGTTGGAGTATTTTGTCCTGCTACTATAACTCCCCCTGTTCCCCCAGTGGCAGAAAGATTATCGAGAGGACCACCCCATATACCTCCAGTTCCGCTACCACTGCCGCCATATCCTGAAGTTAGCGTTGTTCCACTAGGACCAGCTAAATTGCCTGCTGCTAGTGCTGTCCTGCCCGCGCCACCGCCAGCTGGGGCAGCTGCCCCTACTCCGCCGTTTTGACCTGACTGTGCTGGTAATACAAGAGTGAAAGACGCATTAGTAGAAGTACCTGCCGGAGATATTGCTATAGCGTTAGCAAGATAAGCTGCACTGCTGTAGCCAGCACCGCCTCTGCCACCGCCTGATCCACCTCCCCCTCCACCATAGTGATAATCACTAGAATTTACTGTTCCGTATCCTGCCGCTCCCCCACCGCCACCGCCGGCTAAAATATATCCGTTGGTGTTATTGATACTAGCACCGATAGAAGCGCTAAGAAGAATGGCCCTACCACCTGCGCCGCCTACACTGGTTGTTCCAAGTTCGTCTGGGAGGGCTGCTCCTCCGTTGCCCCCTTTGCCCATAATATAACCGTTGTTAACTACACTAATAGATCCGCCTGTAATACTAGTAAGGTCGAGTGCCGCACCGCCTGTTCCTCCTTGATTTGTGCTTGTCCAGAGATAAACATTACCGTTAATGGTAATAGTGGCATTTACTGTGCTCGGTGACCAACCATGAGCAACTGCTAGATAATATAGGCTATATTGTTGTATATTTTTTGTAACAGAGTGTGTGAAACTATTTCCATTGGTATCATACTGTGGTATTGGTCCGGGACTAGCTCCTGTAAACCCACCCTGGCTAGTCTGGCTACTCAATGTAAATTGACCGGCATATACATCAGGTTGTATACCGGTAAATGCGCCACTTGATCTAGTATATCTAACACTGTAACCGGCCCCACTTGCTACGTAATCAGCGGGGCTTCCGCCCGATGCTACATGACCGTCTGTAAATCTTATCCTAAAAACTAAAAAATTCTGAAAACGCATTCCTGATACTTGAGCAGTATTTGCTCCGTATGTGGGATTAGTTGAAGTGTACAGGGCAATTTGACTCATAGCAGTAGTACTCATGCTAGAAAAAGTAGTCAAATCGATATTCACAGTCATGCTGGCCAACAGTGTGTTCCATGTAGCATCTTGTGTAGTCGCAGTTCCGGGTCCTATTCCCTGTATGTTAACAGTACTTCCTTGATTGAAAAAATACTGCATTTCTGCGTCAGATTTAAAATATACATGGGCATAACTAGTTACGTATGAATTGCCTGCTCCCCATACTGCTCCTACAGTAACTTGTCCGGTACCGGGTATAGGATCTTGTGTTAGTTGAGCGGCATTTACTGAATTCTTGCTAGCCAATATGGTATTAGAATATGTATCTAAAGTGCTGAGATCAGAATAGCTGATAGGAGTATGTAGTGAGACGCTGATGCCTGTGTTATTTTGATGAGTGTATGCTGTGTTAACATCAGTGATTAAGGCATTAAATTGTGCCTGTGTTACTATATTGCTGGGATTTACCAATGTTGACGACATCGTTTGACCCCAACCATATCTCGAGTTAGTAGCGGCAATGCCATACATCATCGGACCATAAGGATATCCGTCACCTAAGACCTGTCTAACTTTGATTTGGACCGCATTGTAATCCGATCCGTATACTGTTGTGCCGACACCTGCCATTTAATACTCCATTATCCTGATATTTATTAGATTCTAAAACTCTCACCGCAGCCACAACGATCTCTCTCATTGGGATTAATAAATTCAAACCCCTCATTAAGTCCATTTCTTTTATAATCCACTGTCATATTTTTAAGATATACCTCGTGTTTCATATCGATCATGACAGCAAATTTATCCTGGGCATAATTGATCATTCCGGGTTCGTCTCGATATTCGTCAACATATTCTAATATGTAGGCCAATCCGCTGCATCCCGTGGTTTTTACACCAATCCTAATTCCTACACCACGACCTCTTTTTTCAATGCTTTGTAAAATTTTACGGGCTGCTTGCTCTGTTATCGTGATCATGTTAGTATTTAAGCTATAAATAGAAGACAATGGCATATTCAGATAAAGTAATCGATCACTACGAAAATCCACGCAATGTTGGGTCGTTCCCAAAAGACGAAGAAGGTATCGGCACAGGTATGGTGGGAGCACCGGCCTGTGGCGATGTAATGAAACTACAGATAAAGGTAGACAAAGATGGTATTATTAGAGATGCTCGTTTCAAAACATATGGATGCGGATCTGCAATCGCTTCCTCCTCGCTGGTCACAGAATGGGTCAAGGGCATGCACATCGACCAAGCAGCAGTTCTTAAAAACAGTGAAATCGCTGAGGAACTGGCACTTCCGCCCGTTAAAATACATTGCTCGATACTGGCCGAAGACGCCATCAAAGCCGCAGTAGCAGACTATAAGACAAAAAATGAACATTGAAATTACCGAAAACTGTACAGCAAAAGTACAAGATCTCATCGCAGAAGAAAACAATCCGGATTTAAGACTGCGAGTATTTGTGCAGGGCGGCGGCTGTTCCGGAATGAGTTATGGATTTACTTTTGACGAAGTTGTCAACGAAGATGATTTTGAAATCGAACGTGGCGGTGTGCGTTTCCTAATAGATTCCATGAGTAGTCAATACCTAACAGATTCCAAAATTGATTACGTAGATGATCTCCACGGATCCCAATTTGTTATCCAAAATCCAAATGCACAAACTACTTGCGGGTGTGGCAGTAGCTTTTCAATCTGATTGACAACAGTGGTAAAATCTGTTATACTAATGGCATAGTAAACACTTGGAGAGAACATGAGTAACTGTGCCGCAATCATACGCATTTTGGAAGATCATCCTAGTCGTCTAAACAAAGAAGACATAATCAAATCTGAAGCCCAAATGGCTAATACAGAATTGTTCGAAGGGTTTCGAATGGCTCTCGATGGGCTATACACATTTGGTGTTAAGAAAGTACCAACACACGGAGGCCCTGATGGACAAGGACTGCCCTGGGAAGCGTTTAAAGAATTGGCTCATTTGCTGTATACCAGACAACTTACTGGACACGATGCTCGTGATGCTATTGAACTGGCCCTCAGTGCCAGCACACAGAGCCAATGGAACGATTGGTATCGACGTATACTGATCAAAGATCTTCGCTGTGGTGTTAGCGAAAAAACAGTAAACAAAGTACTCAAAGAATTCCCCACTATCACTCCCGTACCTGTATTTGAATGTATGTTGGCGCATGACGGAGCCAACCATGAAAAGAAAATCGCAGGCAAGAAACTGCTGGAACCTAAACTAGACGGTGTCCGTGTATTGACCATCATCAATCGCGATAATCGTACTGTCACACAGTATAGTCGCAATGGCAAAGAACTGGAAAACTTTACACATATCACAGATGGACTGAAACAGTTCATTGACAGCTTTGATCGTAACATGGTGCTTGACGGAGAGATCATCAGCACCAGCTTCCAAGCGTTGATGAAACAGGTACATCGTAAAGATGATGTCAAAGCCAGCGATGCTGTGCTCATGCTGTTTGATATCATCCCCTTGAGTGAATTCCAGAAAGGTAAAAGTACGCTAGGCCAGCGCCGCCGTAGCAACCTGCTGAAGACTTTCAAACCTGTTTTTGATCAAGTTGGTAACATTGGCGTAGTTCCGCAAACAGAAGTAGACTTAGACGGTTACGTTGGAGAACTACAATTCATCCAATTTAACAAAGAAGCTATCGAAAATGGCTACGAAGGTATCATGATCAAAGACATCGATGCCAAATATGAATGCAAGCGATCAGTAAGTTGGCTCAAGCAAAAGCCATTTATTGAAGTCAGCCTCACTGTGCTCGAAACAGAAGAAGGCACAGGACGCAATGAAGGCAAGATGGGTGCTTTGGTGTGCGAAGGCACAGAAGATGGTAAATTGATCAAAGTCAATGTTGGTTCTGGATTTAGTGATCAAGATCGCGATGACTTTTGGTCATGTCGAGTGGATGGACAAGTGGTAGAAGTAAGAGCCGATGCTGTTACACAAAATCAAGACGGCACATACAGTTTGCGGTTTCCTCGATTTTTGAGATTCCGTGGATTTGCCGCAGGTGAAAAAATTTTATAAGGAGAAACTTTGTAAGTGTCAAAAGAAGATTTAATAACATCGGAAGGTGTTGTAGAAGAAGTGTTACCCAACGCAATGTTCCGGGTAAAAATCGCCCAGGGGCCCACGTTGCTGGGACACATATCGGGTAGAATGCGTCAAAATCGAATACAGATCCTAGCAGGGGATAAAGTAAGGATTGAAATGTCGCCTTATGATCTTACCAAGTGCCGAATCACCTATAGAGAACGATAGACAAAAAAATAGCACCTTCCGGTGCTATTCTTTATTGCTCAATACCTAAGTATGCCGCCCAACTAGGATGTCCTAATTCAAACGGAATCCTTTTACGCTGTTCTACTAACTGGTAGTAGTTGGGGCGCACAGGCATCTTCTTTGGCTTGATCTTATGGTTGTTACCTTTGCGGGCGTTACAATCAGCACAAGCACAAACAGAGTTTTCAAAAGTAGTCTTACCACCTAGGCTGGTAGGCAAGATGTGATCCAATGTGGCCGTTTTACGGTTAACATCGATTTCACAATAGGCACACTTATAGCCGTCACGTAGAAATACATTCTGCTTGCTGAAGCGAATGGATGATTTCTTCTTCATGAATTCTTTGACCATGATGACGGCAGGAACTGGTGTTTCCCAACGTGCTGATCTCACGATCCAATCTTCGTGCCACTCTAATACATGGGCCTTGTCCAGGACCATATACTTGATAGCTTCTTGCCAAGAGATAACACTCAATGGCAGCATTGAAACTGGGTTTCCGTCTGTGTTTAATACTAGTGTTGTCATACGAATATTTATCGTGTAAATGTATATGGATAATTATAACACAAGGAACGCAAATGAGCAAGAAGATTTTGATCACAGGGCATCAAGGATGGATTGGCAGTAATTTGGTAAAATTGCTTGATCAAAATGGCATAGCATGGATTGGAGTAGATAAAAAAGACGGCAAGGATATCGGAAAGGATATGAGTCTGATTTTATCTAAAATAGATGAGTTTGATATTCTAGTTCATCTCGCAGCCACTCCTCGAATCCCCGCCAGCTGGATCATGGCAGACCACTATAGAAATAATAATGTCGGTGTTACAGACATGCTGGCTAATTTATGTGCTGCCAAAAACAAATACCTAATCTTTGCCAGTTCCAGTTCGGTCTACGGCAATGGCAGCGGACCATTAAACCCCTATAGTTGGACCAAACTAGCAGGAGAACAAAGTATAGAGATGTATGGCAGATCTCGAGGATTAAACTACACTATCCTAAGATTGTTTACCAACTACGGACAAGACGATCCTAGCGGATTGGTAATAGGTCGATGGATAGATAACGAACGTAGTAGGCAACCTATCGTGTTACGCGGCACCGGAGAGCAAAGTAGAGACTTTGTACATGTATCAGATACGGCACAGGCTATATTAGATACTATTCTAGCAAAACCCTACGGGAAAACACTGGACATAGGCACAGGGAATAGTCATAGATTGATAGATTTAACCCAACATTTCACCGTTCCTGTCATAGTAGAACCTGAATTAGAGGGCTACGCAGCGTCAACTAGAGCCGATATAGTAGAAACACAAAAACATATTCCTTGGAGTGCCAAAACAGAATTAGTCGTATGGTTAAAGAGTCAGCTAAAGAAATAAATACCATATGACCATATTAATCATCAACACAGGTACCTCCGCAAATGCCGGAAACGGAGATAGCCTACGCGGTGCCTTCCAAAAAATCAACGCAAACTTTGCTTATCTTAGCACATTAACCAACACCGGAGGTGGGGGTGGAAGTGGAACTAATGTTAGCATAGGGCATTTTAGTTTTGTCAACAACATCATAAGCACTACGGGTACTAATGAAGATATCATACTAGACCCCAATGGGTCTGCTAAGGTGCGTTTTCCAAATACTCCTATACAGTTTGACAACGGTGGCACCGGCAATATTGGTCAAGAAAGCCAGATACTATATACAAAGGGCGGTGGAGCGAAAGTTGGCCTTGGATTAGATGGTTCTAATAGCAGTTTAAGGATCGTAGGCGATGCGGTTTCCCTAGGTACGCTGGTTGACATGGGACTCTACAATGGTGTAGCCAACGCATGGGCCAGCAAGGTATTGATAGATTATCTGGGAAATGTTACAGCCAAAGGCACAGTCATAGCACAAGGCGGAATAAGATTCGGAGACGGATCTATACAGAATTCATCTAATCCTAGATTGACCATCAGCTATATCACTTCAGCAACCGTTGTGTCAAATATCATTAATAATGTCACAGCACTGAGATTTGATACAGATTCCGGATTTAGCCTAACTGACCTGGGTAGTGGCGCAGTACAGGTAGCTATGAACAGCACTTTCAAATATTGGGAAGTGGCAGGACAAAGCACATTAGTAGCAGAAGGATTAGATCATGTTACGTTCATAGCCGGCACGGGCATGACCATTGCCACTAATACCGGTACTAATCCAAAAAGCATAACATTTAGTTCATCGGGCGGCGGCGGAGCGAGCCTGGCCAATATCACCGCAACAAATACAACTCTTTATCCTAGCACCAATACCAATAGCATTAATATTTCAAATGCTTATACAAATGCCAGTGCTAGTTCTATAAACATTCCTGCCCTAACTGACACGATTACCCCATTGGTGATAACTAGTCCCAATGAAGTTCGAATAACTACCAAGGCGGGCAGCACAAATCCAATTACTATATCACCAAACATAGATGGAACAGGTCCGGGATATGTTGTAATAGGAAATACCAATTCCACTTCTACTGCTGGCTTGTTTGCTTTCTCAGCAGCAGCAGGTGTTAACTTTTGGCCCAATCTTACCATAGCAAAATTAACTGCTGGAGCCAATGCTGGTACGCTAGATATGTATACCACTGGAAACAATAGCATTTCTATGAGACCAGGCGGTACTGGTACAGTGGTAGTGGTCAGCACACTGACTGTACAAGGTAGTGTTAGCGCCACAGTTGATGTCAGCGCACAACAGAGAATACTGTTTAGTGTGAATGCTGCAGGTGTTGGCCGTTCGGCGACCAGCGCAACGTATATTACCAGTGCCACAACATTGGTAGTGACCAAGCAGGTACATAAATTAACCAGTATTGATTATTACCTACCTCCGGGCACAGAAGGACAGATAGTTTATTTCGTTCCTACTACAGGAGCAGGCACTAGCATAAGAATATGGTTCCAACGATGGAGATCTATGTCGTCCGGGACAGCCACAGAGATAGTAGGTACAGCTTGGTATCCATTTTCTGCTACCACTGGAGGATTCATCCCGGTCTACGCAATATATACAGACGGTGCCTGGACTACCAGCCACGGATACACAAGTTGAGATTAAAAAATGACACATGTAAGAAAAATTAAATCCGGTGGTGTTAATACAAGTTGGCAAAATTTTGTCGGCGAAGTGGGGATCCTATTCTACGACCAAACACTGGGTAACCTAAGACTCAGTGATGGTCATACCCCTGGTGGTGTTGCTCTTACTATAGATAGCGCACAGGCAATAGCTACTACATCTACTGTTGGTAGTGTTCAACCAGATGGAACGACCATACGTGTTGACCAATACGGTATTATTTCTGCTGTAAATCCCGGAGGTACCGGAGACATAGCATTCGTACATGGAACCATGTACCACACTTCTAGTACCGCTATTACATTACAGCCCAGTTTGTTCAGTGATGGTTATGTATTTGGAACAGATGGTAATTTAATATTCCCCACTGGCAGTCTAATACGAAATGGTTATCCAGGACCTGGCGGGTCATCTGGCACCGGCGACACTTGGTTCGTATCATCCGTAAATGGTGGCGGAGTCGCTAGTCCGGATGGCAAAAATTATTTACAAGCAGACAATGTTGGTCTATTCATAGGTACCAATTACACTACTAGTACAAATAACCAATGGGTCTTTGGCCAAGATGGTAGTACACAGTTTCCCAACTATACATTCCCCCCGGCCCACGGTCTATCAGGACAGGTATTAGTTGATAACGGATTCGGAACACTTGCCTGGACTACTCCAGTAACCACAGTTTCGAATCTAGTGAGCGGAACCTATACCGTCAGTCTAAGTGCTACCGGTGACCTGCTACCAACTGCTAACAATCTGGGAAATCTAGGTAGCCCTACTCAGCAATGGAATGCTCTATACGTTAATACTGCTACAGTTTACATCGGCGGCAATGCGCTAAGAGTCAGTTCCGAAGCAGGTATTACCCTAAATAACCAAGGTATCGGCGTAAACACCATATCAGCAGGAACAGATACTGCTGTAGTAGGCTCCGCTGGAACATTTACTATCAACAGTATTTCAACGTTACAAAGCATTACAGGTCGCGGCGCAACTACAAACAACCGTATATCGATAACCAATACAACAACCAGTGCCGGCTACCAAACAGGAGCACTAACTGTCAGTGGCGGTGTTGGCATAGCAGGTGCGCTGAATGTCAATGGTACCGCTACATTTGGTAGTACAGCGGTATTCCAGGGACCTGTGACATTTGCTGCTAGTTCAAATACCAGCTATACCGCAAACTTGTTTATGTTACACACTCCACCCGATGGAGCAACTGCCACATGGACTATCAATGACGGTAAGGATATAGGAATACTATATCCTTACTATACAGGCACTACAGGAACGACCGGAGCGTTAGTATTATCTAATGGAAGCAAAAATCTAGAATGGTTTGGTTCAAATTATAGTACCGGCACACAGGTAGGTACTTATGGTACGTTCAAGACCAATGCCATCATACTGGCAGGCGGAACACAGTCTATAGATACTGGCACCGGTGATTTGGTCATCAGTGGCGGTGTAGGTATTGGTAAAAATCTACGTGCTGCCTATATATATTCAAACGGGTGGGCGGTAACTACAACTACTTTCAATACCAGTACATTAGTAGCCATGGCGGTTACCAGCACTTATGCCCAAAGTTTCAATACAGCAACATTAGTGTCCCTAGCAGTTACCAGTACATTTGCACAATCGTTCAATACAGGTACATTAGTTAATACAGCGGTCAATGCTACAAATAGTTTATATGCTAACACTGCTACATACGCTCAGAGTTTTAACACAGCGACATTGGTCAATACAGCGGTCAATGCTACTACTAGTTCATATGCCAACACTGCTAGTTACGCACGATCATTTAATACGGCAACATTGGTAGCCATAGCAGTTACCAGTACATTTGCCCAAAGTTTCAATACAGCAACATTGGTGTCTAATGCTGTTATTGCTTCTGGATTGGGATCAAATATCATAACCATCAGCAACACCAGTACAGCGATTTCTAATACATCGGGTGCCCTACAGGTGTCTGGCGGAGTCGGAGTCGCTGGCAGCATATATGCCAATGCTGTATATTCAAATGGTTATGCTGTATCAACATCTACGGCCAGTGCTATCACTATACAACTCAATGGTACTACGCTAGGTGTTCCGACAACGATTAATTTTGCCACAGGTACAACTGCTAGCATAGTAGGCAACGTAGTCACTGTACAGGCCACAGCAGTATCTGGTTCCGCAACAACATCAACATTAAATGCTGGAACATATACCGTAGCATTATCAACCAGTGGTGTGTTGACCATTCCCGGAACATTACAAAACTTATTAAACATAGGTAGTGTGACTATTTCGGCAAGTAGTGGAACCAACACGGCAACATGGACATTTGGCACAGCTGGATCGCTGGCATTCCCAGATGGTTCAAAGCAGCTAACAGCTTTTACTGGAACAGTAGTATTCAACACAGCAACATTGGTTGCTCAGGCAGTCAGTGCCAATACAGCTACTATCGCACAGAGTGTAGTTGGCGGTATCGGAGTTGCTACATTAACAGCAGGTACTGGTACATACATCAGTACATCAACAGGTGCTGTGACAATATGGGTTAGTACCGCTAGCACATTTAATACCAGTACACTAGTAGCATTGGCAGTTACTAGTACATTTGCTCAAAGTTTTAATACAGCAACATTGGTTAACGCAGCGATCAATGCCACTAAATTAATCAACGGATCAAATTCTATTAATATTGATTCAAGCGGGCATCTACTGCCAAATAGTAACCTATCACAAGATTTAGGTAGTACTTCAAGTCAGTGGCGCAGTCTGTATGTTGGTACAAATACAATCTTCATCGGTGGGACGTCTGTATCAGTCGGTCCTTCGGGATCATTGTCTGTTGGAGGCTCTGTTGCTGTTAACAGTTTCACCGGAACTTCGGTTACTGGTTCGATCAATACTTCTACAGGTGTAGTGACACTGTCATTTAACACAAACACATTGGTAGCATTGGCAGTCACTAGTACATTTGCTCAGAGTTTCAACACAGCAACATTAGTTGCTCAGGCAGTTAGTGCCACAACATCAAGTTATGCGACCACTGCTACATTTGCTCAGAGTTTCAACACAGCAACATTAGTTGCACTAGCGGTAACTGCCACTTCACTGGCCTGGACAAATAAAATATCAATCGGTCAAGGAGCCGGGTATTTTGGATCAACATTCAATAACTGGATTGCTGTTGGTACCAATGCCGGCGGCAACGCTACCGGTAACGGGGATGCGGGAATATCAATTGGATATAATTCCAATGCCAGCGGCAGCGGCAGTATTAGTTTAGGATCATACAGTTTAGCACAAACTGGTCAAGGTAATAATGCTATTGCTATTGGTACCGATGCTGGAAATAAAAATCAAGGAAACTACTCGATAGCAATTGGTTATGGCTCAGGCAAAAATGATATAATTGGAACAGCACAGGCAGCTAATACGATTATTCTCAATGCCAGTGGCAGCACAGTAGATGGCGTACCATCTCAAACAAATAGCACCTATATAACACCGATTCGTAATGCTACAACTACAAGTGGCATATTATATTATAACACCATAACATATGAAGTGACTTATGGATCTTTGGGCACATTAAGTATTGGTTCAGGGCTAAGTGGAACATCATATAACGGATCAGCTAGCGTTACTATGAATATAGATTATACTATAGTAGCGACCACTAGTAGCGCACAGACACTATCTAACAAGACAATTAATGCTGGTGTAAACACTATATCAAGTTTAACTAACAGTAATCTAAGTGGCTCGGCTGGTATCACTAATGCTAACTTGGCCAATAGTAGTATCACCGTTGGTTCAACCGCAATCAGCCTAGGTGGTAGTAATACTGCTATAGCTGGTCTAACACAGGTGGATGTTAACAATATTCGTATCACTGGTAATACAATCAGTGCCACTAACACCAACGGCAATTTAACTATTAGCACTACTGGTACAGGTACTATTGTTGTTACCAATACCGTTAGTGCTACATCGACTAACACAGGTGCGCTACAGATATACGGCGGAGTTGGCATAGGGGGTAATGCGTTTGTAGGTGGATCATTTACTGCTACCGGCGTAATCTATCAAGGTCTATGGGCAGTAAGTACGGCTAGCAATGTATTAGCCAGTCCATATGCCGGAATATTTACAATCACTAATACGTCCAGTTCTATATCAACTAATACGGGTGCCCTACAAGTCGTAGGTGGGGTTGGCATAGGCGGACAGGTATTCATAGGTGGTAATCATAGCATCGCTGGTATCACCACAGTTACCAATACAACCGCAGCTATATCAACTAACACAGGTGCCCTACAAGTCGTAGGTGGGGTTGGAGTTGGCGGTAATTTATACGTTGGCGGAATCGTCACAGCTACTACGTTTGTAGGAACTGCTAATCCTGGAACAACTTCAACTACGGCATCTGCTCTAGGTTACTTAGGCATGCCGCAGTTATCAACAGCTACTAGTTATACTTTAGTTGCCGGTGATCAAGGTAAACACATTTACATAACAGCAACAGGACAAACAATAACTATCCCGGCTAACACAGCCGTAGCATTTCCAATAGGATCTAGTATCGCATTTATTGCTGGTCCTAGTGCTACTACAGTTAGTATCGCTATTACCACAGATACTATGTATCTAGGTGGAAGTGGCACAACTGGAACACGTACACTGGCCGCATATGGTATGGCCACAGCGGTCAAAGTCGCAGCAACAACATGGTTCATCAACGGTTCAGGGCTAACCTAATATGTCAGGCGTAACAGCATTAATGACCAGTTATGGCGGAAGCTCACTGCCAACTTTGGTATACGATTTAGATGCGGCCAACTATTCTGCTGTGCCTACTACAGGAAGCACAGTGGCTGGCGCTGGCGCACATACTATCACAGTGGCCAATGTTGGCAGCAGTATTTCTTGGCAATCTTCCAACGGTGGGGTATTTAGAAAAAGCACCAGCTCTGGCACTGATGTTATCTATGGTGGTCCTAACTATGTTACCGGACAAAGTTACACAGTGTTCATGGCCTACAAACGCATAGCAACTGCTGATGGTAGATTATTGAACACACAAAGCGAAGCCAGCAAAGACTGGCTTATGGGCCTGTACAACGGCAACGACCAAACATTCTATCCTAACTTTGCAGTTAACCTGCCGTCATCGGGTGCTGATCTCTTCTGGCATCTTGATTTTGCTACTTGGAACACTTCAACAGGTCTAGGACAACTATATTCTGCAACCAGTTCCTCGCCGGCAGGCGTGTCATTTTCTGCAACCAATGCTGGTGGCGGAGGTTTCAATCAGTTGCGATTGTTCAGTCGTTCATCAGGCAGTGAAGTACAAACAGCTGATATAGGATTTATCAAAGTCTATAATGGTGTGTTAACTCTGGCCAACGTTCAGTCGCTGTATGCCACATACAAGACAAGATTTGGATACCCATAAAACGGTAAATATACTAAAGAGAGCGCATTAACCCTGGCACAAATACAGGCAGAACACGCTACGTATAAAACAAGGTTTGGTTATTAAGCATGATAAAAATAAACTCAGGTGTAGACATACAACCAGGGATGGCTATCTTTTCCGAGTATTTCAGCGTGGGTAGTTTAGCATTTAGCAGTAGCAGCAGAGCTATCGCCAATGGTCCTATACTGGGCAGCGGCGCATTCACTATCGAGTATTGGGTCAAACATGGTACCAGCGTGACACTGCCCACTGTATTCTTAGCTAGCGAAACAGGAGCCTATACTGGCAGCGGTACTAGAAATACCGTGTTCATGGAAATTGGATCAAGTAGCATATGGCAAGCGGGCAGCAGAGGCACTACACAGATGGCCAATCCCACTAGTTGGACTAATGGTGCTTGGCAATATGTCGTACTGGTCCGTAGTTTTGCTGCTACCAATAATTACACGGCGTTTTACAATGGTGTGAGAAGTACTACAGGTGTTACTACTGACACACGCAACTACGATCAACCATTTACCAGTTTGGGCTATTGGAGTTTTCCTCCAGCTAATAAATTTATGAATGGCAATTTAGCAGGCATTAGAGTCACAGTTGGCACTAATTTATTTGATCCTTCCGCCAGCACCATACCTGTACCGGTGCCAACAAGAGATGATCTAGCAAATCCGAAGTCAACGGCACAGACTAAACTGTTGCTAACCATGCCGGAATACAGCCCTTTCACGGATTACAGTAAAAATTGTACCTTGACAGCACAAAATGGTACGGTTACTTACAGCTCGCTCTCTCCCTACTAAAACACTTCTGGTTAAATAATATATTATGTCAGCAAACGGAATATCAACACTATCTACAAAAGTACTTAAACAAGTAGCCAAGCTAGATTACGCACAGCGTAAACGGAAAGGTTATCAAGTTAGCGGTACTAATGGTAGTATAACCTTTGATGGTACCAGTCAATACCTAACCGTTGCTGATGCTGTTCCTTTAAGACTTGTTTCCGCAACAGCTTGGACTATAGAATTTTGGATATATTACACAGGATCTGGCAGTGGCGAAATTATTGAAAAAGATGGTGTCCAAGGCAATAATAATCCATCCTACGAAGTGCATGTATTATCGGGATATATTCGCGGAACAGTCAGTTCAGACGGCACCACACAGCAAGCAATAACATCCGGCACCTTACTTCCAACTAGTGCTTGGACACATATTGCTTTTGTATTAAATTCAGGAAGATATACCTTATATCAAAATGGTGTGAGCGTTGCCACAGCGGCGGTAGTGACTAGTATTGGAAATTTTGCCCCCGGAGCATTGTACATTGCCTATCAAGCTAGCGGATCAGCCGGAGCGTATATCAGCGCAAACATCAGCAATGTTCGCATAGTTAACGGTACAGCACTTTACACAGCAGCATTTACTCCTCCTAGTGGTAGATTATCAACGGTGACCAACACAAGTTTATTGTTAAACACTGTTTATGGGTCTAACTTTTTAGTGGATAGTTCAGTTAATTCTTTTACGGTAACCAACAACGGAACAGCAACCAGTTCTTCTACTAGCCCAGTTACAGCTACTACAGCCAGTACCGGTTCTGTTTATTATAGGTCATTCAACACTTATAACATAAATTTGTTAGCAGACAAATATACTAGTAATACGTCTACAGTAGGTACTACTAGTACTTTAGTATCACATAGGCCCTGGACCTAACTAACACATAAATACTGGAAATAAGGAAATAAAAATGAGAGCAAGCGATATATTACACGGACTAGCAGACTTGCTAGCAGGCATCGAAGGTAGTCGCCAAGCTCAACAGCTTCAGCAACCCCAACAACAATCAGCTGTTACTATGGTACAGGTCAGCGCCGATAACACTGATCACAGCGACAGTGGTACATTCGTTCCTCCACTACAGGCCAAACTAGAACTACTTAAGAAATCAGTAGGCGTTGATTCAGTATATGATCAAGGCGGTCCAGACGAATCATTAACTGGTCAAGGTGCCGACAATGAGCAAGATCCATTAATCCGCATGAGACAAATGGCTGGCATGCATATTGCCAGTGAAGACAACGATATCGTAGGTTAAAAGTAGTCAATGTCGCTACAGCAACTATTCACTAGCCGTAAGATATATGATGCTACAACTTTTGTTGCGGGTAAAGGTAAACTATTCTATGACGAAACTACAGGACAACTAAGATTAGGTGATGGTTCAACTCCGGGAGGACTCGCTCTCAACTCAAGTTTAGTCAACGGAACTTGGACAGTTAGTCTAAGCACAAGTGGTAACCTAATATTAGCAAACGGTGTCGCACTTAACGCAGACACTATCAATGCAGGTACCTTGAATGTAGATAATTTAAATCTTACATTCACACTGGATACTCTAAAGCTCAATTATTATAATTATTATTCGGGAAGTTTATTATTCAGTACATTTGGTTCCATTACCGGAACATCCGCTTTACCAAATCATACCTATCAAGGGCTCACACAATCGTCTACCAGTGGTCGAGGAACTGGAGCACTTTTTCAAGTCACTGTGTATGTGTCCGGAGGCATTTATTCATATATGAATGTGATCCTCGACTATAATGGCGGCAATATTCAGTATGGAACAGGGTATGCCGTAGGTGATACTGTCACTATAAACGGCGATCTATTAGGCGGTAGCTCTCCCACAAATGATCTAACATTTACGATTGGCGGCAGGGTTTCAAGAAATTATCCGTTAGTTACTCAAGGAGTTATGATTTATGATTATAGCATTAAACATTTTATGGTGTACAATGGATCAGCTTGGATTCAACTGGATAACCCATTGACCCCTAACGGTACTAAAGCATCAAATGCATACGGTGTAGCGGGACAGACCAGTTTTGATTCTAATTACTTTTACACCTGTATATCAACCAACACATGGCGTCGTGTAGCATTAGGCAGCACCTATTAAATATGATAAATAATATACCAACTTTTATAAGGTATAAAATGAAGAAATTTTTATTTGCGCTCTTGCTAGCAGCCACAAGTCTAGCCCATGCTTGGACACAGCGTCCTCCAGCACCAGTAGCACAGTGTCAAGTACACGCACCTTACGGATTGCCAAATGTACAGGGACAGATACAACCAATTTGCCGACAGGCATATTTGGTAGCGTATGACGCACCAGCAAAATTACCACGTTTTGTCATGTGGACTCTAACTCCACAACACGCACTAGGATGTGTAGCACGTTCGAATGCGTTCGTAGCTGATCAAAGCATACAAGGCGGAGCAACACCTCAAGATTATGCCGCTACAGGCTATGACAAGGGACATATGGCCCCAGACGGTGATCAATCATGGGATCAACAAGTCGAGTTTGAATCATTCTTGATGACCAATATGAGTCCACAGGCAGGTTCACTAAACCGTGGCATCTGGAAACTGTTGGAAACATCAGTACGCGGATGGGCAGCACAAGGCGGCCATAACTATAACATTGTTAGCGGTGGTATATATAACGCACAAGATAAGAAGATTGGCGCCGGAGTAGTTGTTCCACACGCTTTCTACAAGATCGTTATCGATGAGAACACAGGACAATATGCTGGTTGGATGTTCCCGCATGTAGCACCTTACCCTAATCTAGGCAACGATTTAACCAAGTTCCGTTTACCAGTATCACAGATCGAAACACCGGCCGGTGTACAGTTCCAACTGCCAAAAGGCGCACAAGAACTACAACCAGGCAAAGAATGGCCAGTTGATTTTGGTGCGTTAACCAATGCCAAGCGTAAACTTTGTGGAGCCAATGCCAGCGTTGATTAATAAATACTGGTATGGAACTCAAAACACATCAACTCTTTGCACAACTATGTGAAACTTTCCTGCCCGAGGCTAGCAGTTCTATGGGAATGGTCGCTAGCCTTCCGGGGGGACAACAAGTAACACAGTTTTTACATACCAAATATGGTCTAGCACACGACCAATCATATAAACCGGTACCTAAAATTTCCTGGTCTGATCTTAAAGGCAGATATGAACGGAAATGGGTCCTAATCAAAGGGTCTAAAGGAACAGGTGCTATTAGGGTTAAAAACGATAATTACGAAGCAGTAGCCAGCGCAGGTGGCGAAGTACAAGTATCTAGCTCCGGCCGTGGAGGCACAGTATTAGATTTCTTGAAAGCCAACATTGGGTCTTTGAAAGAATTTTATGTTGGTGAAGATACTGGAGAAGTCGGTAAGAAGCAGAAATCGAGAAGAGATGCCCAGCAAAGTACAGCAGCAGCAGGTGGAGCGGTCACACAAGATACACTAATTAAAAAGTTCCGTCCTCTTTGGGCCAGAGCCATAACAGCATCTATCGCCGACATCAAGGGAATGGTAGGTACTATGGTCAAGAATGATGCTTTTGAAAAAGCAGAAAAAAAGATCGTTAGTTTAAAAAAACTAGAGCAAGCGCGATACAGTATCGAAAACGGTGATGATGACATTCCATCAAACATTACCACTGCGGTGAGTGTGGCTATCATGATGGCAGCGTCTCACTATTATCCAGAAAAAACCGGAGAAATAACCAAACAGCGTTATGGCTCTAGCGGATACAGTTCCGAAAATCAAGAAGGTCCAAGACAATTACTAGCGGATATTTCCGCAGGTGATACTAAGAAACTTGGAACCATCTTATCGTTCTTTAAGAGGAGCTTGATATCAGGATGAAACTAGAAGAAGTATTAGTAGAAGCTAACGTAGCGGCCAAAATCAAAGATCCCAAGATGATCAAGCAGATCTCTATCGCCATGCGACATGACGGTTCACTACCTAAATCCGCAATCGCTAGACTTGGACCAAAACCCAACGAACAAGATGTATTGAATCTCTGGAGCACCATATTAGACAAGGCACTGAGTAATACAAAATATGGAAATATCAGCCAAGATGGTAAGTTCGATGAATGGTTGACCAGACTATATGTTAACGGACAATCAGACTACGAAGACATCGACGGCGAAGGTGGTGATGCTCTGGGCGCATGGAAAGCATTGAGCATACGCGGTAAGCTAGCACCAGCACATCAAGACTTCAATAAATTCGCAAGCCTACGTCAGATACAGAATATCATACAAAATAAAGCCTATCGAGATGAACTGCGCAGGATACAAGACGCAGAAGTTATCGAAAAACACAAAAGAGAAAAACAAGAAGTAGCCATTGTCAATGATGACCGATTCTTAGCAGTGGTTCCATTCAACTACGGCTCATGCTATACATTCAATAACTCACACGGATTTAATGCCAGCTTCTGTACAGGATCTAGCAGTGGACTACAGTGGTTCAATCGTTACGCAGATGACGGCCCTATCGTCAGTATCTTTGACAAAGCCAACGCAGATGATGTCAATGGTAAGTGGCAAATGCATGCTCCAACTAATCAACTGAATAACGGTAATCAACAGGGCCGGGGTGACAGAGAGTTTGCTCAACGCTTTCCTGGATTGATGCAAAAGATCATCGATGGACTGAACCAACACGCACAAGAAATAAATCAAGGTAGCCAAGGTATCGTCAAGGGTGGTTATGATGTAGCCAAGGCCATAAAAGACATCATGGACAGATTTCCAGCTTCAGTAGCATCTGGTAAAGAACCCGAACAACCTCAACAAGGAGCAGTTAATGAAACATACAGGAAACGTTAGATGGCTAAACACAGCCAAAGGATTTGGCTTCATTACTCCTACTCTTCTTGAAGGTGATGTATTTTTTAGCATGATGGAAGTTCCGGAAGAAGAAAGAGCCAACATCAGGCCAGAAGTCAGCATTGAATATGATGTTGTTAGTTCTGATCACGGCGACACAGCGGTCAACATAAGGATCGTATAATGCGTATGCATCAGGTCTTGACAGAAGGCAAGATTTCAACTCAAGAGTTTTCAAAACTGATGGGAGATTTCTTACCGTTAGCTATGAAAGAGTTGGGCGTAGATTCATTGCCTAACATCGTGTTAGTTGCCCGAGTCGATGACGCCTTACAGCCTACATTTGGTAAATTTGTCAATGACGAAAATCGCATATACATAGCATTAGATGAAAGACATCCATTAGATGTGCTACGTACACTAGCACATGAACTGGTACACTTCCGCCAAGGGCGTGAACATAAACTAGACGTAACTAGCGGTGAAACAGGTAGTCCTATCGAAAACGAAGCACACGAAGTAGCAGGGATAATCATGCGTGATTTCAACAAAAAACATCCGCATTACTTCAGTTTTCCCGCTATTACGCTCTAATAAATCATGAAAATAGCCGATTTGTTCCAGGAAAATATGGATCATAGCAAAGATGATCAAGCGGTAGCGGAACTTAAAGCTGCCCTAGAAGCACACAAAAAAGAACTACAGTCGGCTAGCGACGACAAGGTCTACGACAAAATTGATACCATAATGACCCGTATCGCTAAAAGTCACAGCCTAAGCGGACAAAAACTACATGACAAGTGGGTTAAGAAATATGGACAGATTCCAGACACCTGGATAATGAAAGAAGCGTTTGATAAACCTTATAAAACCAAATCGGAAAAAAGTGAGCATGGCGATATTGATATATTGGCTAAACTTCCGGATGGCACAAACCTAAGTATCATGTTTAATCAGGAGTATGGTGACGAAGGCGAAGAAGTCGTACAAGTTGAGTTTTATAGAAACAACAGCCAAGAAGTTACAGGTGAAGGGGATGCTCAAAGGATTTTTGCTACAGTACTAGACGCTATACAAAAATACATCAAAAAATACAAACCACAGAGACTAAGTTTCTCAGCAAGCAAGGAAATTGATCCAACACTGTATTATGGTCCAGATGACACACTACCCAATCCAGAAAGTCGTGCTAAGTTGTACGATAGACTTGTACAACGTTATTCCAAAGCGTTAGGATATAGAGCCTTCCGTGCTGACAACGGCTCTATAGTTAGATATGAATTGAGCAGGATACAAAAGAGCATGGAGGAAAACTTTGCCGACGGGAAGAATCCCCAAGACAAGGGCGACAGCGCCAGACATGGCATCCACAAGAAATCTAGCTTGTCTAGTCTAGATAAAATCGTACATAGCAAAACAGCAAGTCCCCGTAAAAAACAACTAGCCCATTGGCAAGCTAACATGCGCCGAGGACACAAAGATTGAATCCTGTCCTTTATACCCTAATAGTAACACATATCACTATAATTTGTGTAACAGTATTTTTACATAGAGGACAGGCACATAGAGGATTGATATTTCATCCTATCCTATCGCATTTTATGCGTTTTTGGTTATGGCTAACCACAGGCATGGTTACCAAGCAATGGGTAGCAATACATCGAAAACATCATGTCAGCAGCGATCATCCAGGTGATCCTCATAGCCCACACGTATACGGAATATGGCGTGTATTGTTTAAAGGCGCCGGTCTATATCACGAAGCTAGCAAGAATACTGCTATGATAGCACAATACGGTATGGGAACTCCAGATGATTGGATTGAACGCAGATTATATACTCCACACAGTCGCCTGGGCATAGCTCTAATGCTGGTCATAGATCTTGTTCTTTTTGGCCCATGGGGACTGATAGTATGGGCTATACAAATGATATGGATTCCATTCTGGGCTGCTGGAGTGATCAATGGCCTAGCACATTGGTGGGGATATCGAAATGGCGAAACTAAAGATCAAAGTAGGAACATTATGCCTTGGGGCATTCTTATTGGCGGTGAATGCCTGCACAATAATCATCATCTTGAACCCGCGAATCCTCGTCTTAGTCGCCGCTGGTTTGAATTTGATATAGGCTGGATGTATATAAAAATTTTCAGTAGTCTAGGACTATTGAAACTCAGGAACCCACCTTAGGGCACGTTAGTCGTCACGGTTATAGGCGTCCGCGCAATTGAACTGCTCCGCGTAGTGAGCGCCGTATAAAGTAAGCGGCAAATAGTCGTAAAAAAGCCCCGATCTAATGCCGGGGCTTCTGGACTACGTCCCTATTATATTATTATATTATTTCTTAGTTGCGGTTGCTTTAGTAACATTAGCAACACCTTGATTAACAAAGCCATACATTTTTTCCGCTGTTTCTAAAACTTTTTCAAGTCCTGGAAACTCTGGCATTTGAACTGTGCTAACGATTTGACCAGTCTTCTCATCACGAGTAGCAGTCATTTCCCATCCTTGGAACTTAGCGTGGAAATCGTCTTGTACTAGACTCTTGGCCATTCCTAAAATATCTGTACGGATTTCATATCCGTTCTTGTTAAACTTAACTTCTGGTAGCTTTGGTGTAAAATCTGACATTGTAATTCTCCTTGTGTGTAATGTCTGTGTTAATAGGTACTTCTTTTTCCCTATGTACTATTATATATGCTCTGCGATCTAAAAGCAACTATTTTGTGATCTTTTTTATTCGTTCTTTTATGATGTCTACTATCGTGTCACTTAGCACAACTTCATAATGGTTGTAGTCTACTTCTACTAGTTCCATATCAGCATGTCTTTTTTGACTGGCAATAGTTACGACTCCGTCATTGCGTTCTACCATAAACGGGCTTTGTCCTGTTACTGTGACTACATTGGTCCATGGATGTTGTATCTTAATTTGATCTGCTTGTCGCATGACCCAGCTACTAGGTCCGATGTCTCGCATCAGTCTGCTGAAGGGCAAAAAGTATTTGGCATAGTCAGCAACTTCTGCGCCACCATAGGGTGTGCTTAGTGTGACAGCTCCTAGCACTTGATTGGGTATGGCATTGGCGATGTTTAATGCGTATATACCACCTAAGCTATGTGCTATAAAGAAAATGTCGTCAACCGCTTCTAGTTGTTTAATAAGATCTTTTAGATTGTTTTCAAATCCATTTCGACTATCATAGTTACAGATCACATCAGACCCGTTGATCTTGCTTCTGATGTAATTAAAACTTTCACTAGTAGCATTGGCGCCGTGTATGTATACGAGCTTCATGCCAGTATTTATAAGTGAGTTTTAGATCCAACCTTTAAAATCTTCCATCATGAGACGCTTGGCCCCGGCATGATCACCATTACGTGCTAGGTGTGTAGCAGCACGTACTCTGCCTGCTTGCTCTAAAAAATTATAGATTGATTTTAGGATAGTTTTCATCTTTACCATCCCCTACGTGATTGCATTAAATCAAATTGACGAGTTAAACGGTCTACATCGCAGCCGTCTTGTGGAGCATGGCTAACGATATATTCTTCTAGTGCCGAATGGTAAGTTTGTGGCTTATTAAAACTCTGAATCATCTTGTGGAAGTATTCAGATAATTGGTGTAACATATTTTTCTCCTGTGTGTAATGTTAGTAGTACTCATGGTTTCTACTGAGTATTTATATAGT